GCAGCACGAACAAAGAAGTCTTCATCGTTAATAATTGTAAGTGACCAGTCAGCAAATGTTCTGTTACCAGCAAACTTTAGTTGGCGACCAAAGTAATTCTGTGTTACAGTACCAATTGTTGAACCAGGCAACTGTGTTGCTTTAGCCATAAATGTTACTTTTTGGCTTGCGGCACTGGAATCAGTGATTCCAGGTAACTGTGGGAAAATCAAAGTAACTGCAAACAGGTTTGGGCGGGCGCCGTCACCTGTTAGGTTACCAATAAACTCTGTTACATTAAATGCCATTTTGTTCTCCTATGTCTTTGTTTTATTTATTACACGCTACCAACAACTGTTGAGAAGCTGACACCTGTACCAACAGCAACAAAGTTCAACTGAATGTAGTTAATTGAACGAGCAGGTTGAATAAAGATAGAACCAACAAATTGGTTAGCATTAACTACAGCAGGAGTATTGTTTGTTGAATCACATACAACTTGGAATGCTGTAATACCACGGCGTCCTTGAACTTGACGTAAGAATGGAGTTACTAAAGCAACAAATTGTGCTTGTGTGAATGAGTCATTGAATTCAAACAATGAATATTGTGCAGCCTTAGCAATTGCAGTTTCTAGAACAATGAACAATCTACGTACATTGATTCTGTCAAATGCAGATGGTTTAGATTGCAATGTCTTGTCACCGTACAACAATGTTCCTTGACCTGGGAATGAAACAACAGGATTAATACCAAGAGAATACAATTGGTCTCTGTATGTTTGTGAAGGATTCCATGCCAATTTGATAACATTCTTGATTTGACCACGATTGAAACCAGCAGGAGACCACCATGGATCACGAACATCATCAGTATAAACGCATAGTCCAGCCATATCGCCGTTCAATGGAACCCAACGATATGCATTATTATACTTGTCATACAAATATTTCCAACCAGAATCAGCAAAAGCATATGATGTGCTACGTGCTAGTGTGGTATTCCATGTTGTGATGTTTGTAACTTCAGAACCTGCTTGATTAACAACCGCAGAACTTGGTGGAGAAACAAATGCAACACAATCAGCACGAGCAATTGCAATATTATCAATAATATATTGCTGAACAACTGTACTTGCACTACCTGCCATCACTAAGTTAATTTGTGATGTTAGTTTATTAGTAAACAATTGATATGCATTTTCCATATCCGCATCAATAGTTGATTGATATGTACCACCAATCAATTGTACTGTGTCATTATTTACTGGATTTGCAAATGTTGTGTTAGCTGCATAAGAACCCCATGTTGCAGCAGTTGTACTATACTCAACAGGATCAATAGCATAAACATATGCAGAGTTATTGAAAATCTGATTCTTGTAGTAATTAGAATTACCTAGTGGATCAATTGCGTCAAATGCCTTAGATACAAATGAATATGTTTCCAATACTGTATTTGCAGTACCAGTGAACAAACCTTTAGTGTCAATAACTACAATGTGCAATTCATCGTTTGCGCCATTAACAGAAGCTGCGTATGCAGATGTTCCTGGTGCTGATGGGAATAAACTCTTATATGCCCATGTAGAGAATAGAGCAGTATTACCGCAAACAGAAACAGAAAGAGAATTTCCTAATGTTCCTGGATAACGAGCAACGAATGGACCAGCAACGTTTGCATTATTTTGGTTCAAATATGATGCTTGGAATACATCTTTATTTTGAATTTGGATAGTTGCATTACTATTTGCTGTTGCATTATATGTGCCGTTGTTAGCTGCACGAACTACTTGTAAATTATTTCCATATGCCAAGAAAGACGCTGCTGTGAAGAACGTTTGGTAAGTGTTCGCATCGTTATTTGGTTGGCCAAATCTGTTTACCAAATCTGTTTCTGTGGTAATTGTAATAATCTTGTTAACTGGACCCCATTGGAATGGTCCAGCGATTGCACCGGCGGTAGTTAGAACAGAAGGTACGACTGTTGTTAAGTCTACTTCTGATACCGCTACGCCTGGAGATAGTTGAATTGCCATTTTTTTCTCCTTAAAATATTATGTGTTTCTTGGCAGTTGAATACCATAATGATTATTTATGAACTATGACTTTTACAAGTTCCTCATCATGTCTCGCATAAAAGAACCATATGTATCACCGCCAGGTGTTGCATCCCACAAATCACCATCCATCAACTCAAGATTTGTGGTCATTCCATTTTCTATAATTGGTGCAGGCAATGAGTCTTCATCGACCTGATTCATTTCTTCAAGTTGTAATTGCTTACGTATATCATGGCTAACAATCTCTTTGAAGTATTTTTGTGTAGTTGCCCATGCAAAAATAACTAAAGTCATCACTAAGTCATCATTTGCACCTTCTTCTGCCATAAAAGTATTCTTTTGAGCAACAAAGGTGGTCAATTCTGATATGGTATCAAAATCGTTTGTAATTAACTTATCACCTTCAATCAACATTTTAAGATTGGAACAACCAATCCTTTTGACTTGAGGTGACATTTTCAGTCCCATTTGTACACCACGTGCAAAACCGGCCGACAGTTGTTGTGGTTTCTTGTTACCAGTGAACACTTTCCATAGGTTTTCATACTCTAATTCATAGTGTAAAGTATCTGCCACCTGTGGAGTATTGTTGATTTCCACCAAAACATATGCATTATTATACAATCTGGCTGCATTATAGATTACAGTTGGGAACAATACTGGACTAATCGATGAACTATGGTAAGATGCCACTTGTTTGTATGGCATTTGAGATATATCAAAGACTGAGAAGGCTGAACTGTCCATGTTCTTACCTTCCGAAACGTCAACTGTGATAGCATACAAGTGGTCTGTTGTGTTTTCACCATCAATCTCTTTGATAGGTTGTTGATAAATTTTGACCTTATCATGCACATAAACGGGGTCATTGTAAACCAATTGTTGTAATTTTTGACCTGAAATCAATGTATTTGTAGAACCTAAGAATTCACATTCAAACTCTTGTCTGAATTGTTCTTCTGAAGTGTTACGTATTGTTTCATACTTCCATGCCTCATCACGGCCTGGTACCATAGACCAATGAATCTCGAATGGTTTGTATCCGTTCTTGTTACCAATGGCGTCCATCCATAACTTATAGAACATATTCATGCCATTAGGAGTAGAAACGATAATAATCTTTGTAGATTTACCAGAGGAAATAACAGGATAAACAGAGTTAAAGAACTCCTCGGCAATGTTTGCAGGTACGAACGCAAACTCATCTAAGAATACACAGTTAAATGATCCTCCACGAACTGCGGATGATGAGGTTGATGCGGCCATAATCTTAGAACCATTCTCTAGTTCTACGTTACCTTTATTCCAGGTAATGATTCCTTGTTGCAACCACATTGGAAGATTCTCATATGCCAGTTGGTATTTGGCTAAAATATCTCTCGCAAGTGAACCTTTGTTGGCCAATACGGCAATATTTTGTGAATCTGAGAATAAGGTTAACCAAAGAAGATATGCCACAGAAGTGGTTGTTTTACCAACTTGACGAGGACATTTAGTTATAACAAAACGATTCTCGTGGAACAATTTAATCATTTCTTTTTGAAAGTCCCACATCTCAAAAGGCATCAAGCCACGGTCAACGTTAACAATTTTGATGTAGTGTTGTGCAAAGTAAACCGGATCTTTTGCACATTTCAAAAACTCCTCAACTTGTTCCTGTGAGTATTTGATTTGTACACCTGCTTTTTTAAGCAGTGGATTGTCACGGTAACTGTCTTTTGAATCTATCATTCTTTGTTACTTTTGATGAACTTGCTTAGTTCTGAAGTTGATCCAACAAAAATAGCTTTATCAATAGTTGTAGAACCTGATGGTACAGATTTCTTATCCATGTCTCGCATTTGTTTTTGTACTGCAAGAAGTTCTTTGTTGGCATCTACCACATTCTTTAGTAAAGTACCATAAACTTCAAATGCACGAGGATGTTGGCCTGCTTTTGCAATCTCCAGTATCTCATCCATTGCACTTTTGCCTTGGTCTATTAAGTCCTGAAGATTGGTTTTTGTCTGTTCATACGCATCAACCAAATCTTCTTCAAGTTCTTGTTCACCAACTTTAATAGGCAAAGTTTCTTTTTTAGTCACAGGTGGAGTCTCCACTTTTGTGGCTACGTCAAAGATTTGTTCCATATTTTTATCAAATGTATTCATAGTTTAACGTAGTTTAATTAACTTGTTGCGCCTTTGATGATTACATATTGAATCACTGGTGCTTCAGCTGTAACTGTTGTGATACTACGAACAGTAACGTTTGCTTGACCTGCACTTGTATTGGCAGCAAAAACATAATTACCTAATGTTCCGCCACTAAAGTGATTCAACATTATAAAATCATTTGCAGCAATTGTGGAATTTGTTAATACAAAAGTATTTGCAGCACCTGCAGCCAATGCTTGTGAGAACAATGTAATTTGGCCTGATGGTTTGTTTAATGTGACACCAGTAGTTCTACTTGTACCTTGAGTAACTACGCCACCAGCACCTGTTGAATAACCAATACCATTGCCTGATGTTTCTATCAAACCGCCAGTGAATACATTACCTGCAACACCAATGCCTCCAGAAACAATCAATGCACCAGTTGATGTATTAACAGAAGTATTAGAACTTTGAATAAAAACTTCTGTGAAAGGTGTAAATATAACATCACCATAACCATCTGGATCGATAGTTAGATTAGAACCAGAACCTGTTGCTGTTGTGATTGTGGTAGAATAAAGATTGCCTCTAACGTTTGCGGTGCCAGTAATCAACAAGTTACCTGTTAGTGTACCACCTGTATTTGCTAAATCTGAACCAGCCGCATTAGCTGCCGCATTAGCGGTATTCCAAACTGTTTGTAAAGTAATTGCGTTGGCTGCATACCAACCACCTGCTTTATTTCCATCGTGTACAGTTATTTGATTTAATGTGGTATCAACAATCAATTCACCTGCGGCACCAGTAATACTAGCAAGATTGCTTGTTGGATATCTTCTAAATTGTAGCGTCTTTGACATTTTTTAACCTTTAAATATTCGGAGTTTCTGTTATAACTGTGTTGAATGTAAATGAACCTGTGTTAGCTGTTTCAGTTGACAAATCTTCTACACCAACATCTGTTGACAAATCCTCTGCAACTGGATCTAAAGCAGTTTCCGTTAATAAATCCTCATTGACATTTGCATATGTTGGAGAAATAGTAATCTTTGCTAGTTCTTGTGGTATAACTTGATACGTCAAAAACTTCCAACTTGCATTTGAATTTTGGCCAACAATGTTTTTATTAGAAACAAAATTACCTGATAGTTTTGAAAGAACTAATGTCTTCTCAACTTTATCCCAAGTCACAACTTGGCCAGAAGCAGTTGCTAATGCCGCAGAAGTTCCTTGATATGCAAGTTCACCAATTCTATATTCACCTAATCCTGTAGAAGCCATTTCAAATAACACATTGTTTGCTTGATTTGGATTATTGTATATATTCGTAATAGATGTTTCAACTAAACCAACACTTGAAGTACCACCAAAAATGAAGCCTTTGACTGTGAAGTTCAAAGTCCAAATAACCATTCTTGTATCTGAATCCCTGTCACCTTCATAGGTTACTTCATAAGTTGTATTATTTAGGATGATAGGAACTTCTTTTACAATTCCCATTTCAGGAATCATATTGACTTTGATTGTATAATCTGGTGCGAAATATGGCAATATATGTTCTATGATTTGATTACCGTCTTCAATGTTACGAACATAAAGGTACAAACTAAAATCAAAATTGTATGGCACAGGCATGTACTGTGAAAGAAAACCAGATCCTGCAGCTGCAAAGTTCTGCATGTTTGTGATTTGCTTACGACTTGCATCATAAGATATGCCATTCATTTCATATGACATACGTGGCAATGCCATCTGAATCTTTTTGTCTAAGTTTGGATCTTGTTGCAGACGAACAACATACAATTCTTTTGTTGCATAATCTAAAGGAACAACAAAACGTTCTTGTTCTGTTTCATCTGGATTATAACGAACCAATGTGATATTATCAAACAAGTTGCCAAATGCAACTGTTATTTTACGAATCATTCTATTATAAGTGGTATTAGACATTATATACCACCTAAAGGATTAGATTCTGTAATATCCAATATGCCTGATGCAGAACCACGAATCAAACTATTGTCATATGTTTCTTTGACTGCTGGCACTTCTAATGGATCATATGAAGAAACAATGTAACTTGCGCCACTCTTTTGACCAATTGCAACTTGGCCATCAACAAATGTACCTGCAATATTTGTTACTGCCATTTGATGTACTGATGGTACCCATGATTGAATTGTGGCCACTGCTGTTGCATTTGCATATGTATTATCAGGAGATTGAAACACCAACTCTTGTAGTGTG